GAATGCCCAGGACCGGGGTGCTAGGTTTAGCGATAACGGGCTCGGGGACAGGGATTTGGACAATAGGACACTCGGGCGGCGCGGTCTCGACCTCGCTTCGCTCAGCTATAGGTGTGACATTCTGACACACCTGTGCCGTTTCGTCCGCCAACTCCCGAACGATTACATCCGCGGCCTTGGTCGTGCCGCCGGGCGTGTTCAGCGAGGCCATTACGGCGGCGTGCAAAGCACTTGCATTCATCTGGTCTGGTTCGTCGTCCCGGCCGGCGCGAGCCGTCACGGTGTCATCCAGCGCCACAAATGTGAGGTTATTTGCCTTCTCGGCCGCCGCGGCCAAGTCAGTGAAAAATCGGGCCGACACATGACGCACTCCGTTTTTGCCAACTGCGGTTATCTCGTTGACAATCTCCGCTTCGGTCATCCCATCGAAATGCGTGATGACGCGGTCAACAAGCGAGCGAATGCGGTGGCCCTGAACAAATGCAAGCGCACGGTTTTGGGCTTTCTCCCAATCGCCTGGACGGCCGGACTTTGAGAGCATAGTCACACGCTGAATTTTCGCATCCCATCCCTCTTGGTCTGCGAGCTTTCGCACGATAGCCGGGTCCATGTCTAACGCTGCTGCCGTGCGGTGGACATCGCCCACCATTGCGACAAACACGAGCAGGCATTGGCTCACGTCGATGCGGTTCTTATTCAGCTTCATGTGATTCCAAATAGTCTGCGCCGGCACGAAGACGCGTGGGGTTATCCTGCATAAGCCCGAGGGAGATGTTGCAGTCTTTGCACAACAAGCCCCGCACTTCTCCAGTCGTGTGGTCGTGGTCTACACACGGAGTCTTCGAAAACGCTTGCTGGCAAATGGCGCACTTGCCGTTCTGCATCGCCAAAAGTCGTTGATATTCAGCCCATTCCAAGCCGTATTTTTGGCGCAAAAACATCGCCCGAACTTTCTCTGCATTCGCCCGATTCCACGCATTGCGCTGCGCCCGATATCGTTCTGGATTCTTGTGACGGGATGCCAGCTTTCGCTGACGGATAAGGTCTCGATTCTTGGCACGCCACAACTTGCTATAGGCACGCATTCTAGCTAGGGAGGCTTCACTTCTCATTCAGAGGCTTTCTGCTTCGGGTGTCGGCATTTCGGTGCCACCAGTCGGCTCGTTTCTGAGCGCGTATCAACTTCTTGGCCTTTGCGTTCAGGTCCTTGGCAGCTTGTGGTGCGCAGCTGAACAGCCGGCGTTCGATGTCTTTCGGGTCCATACAAGGAATAAGTGGGGCGCTACGGTCAAAAGTCAAGCTGGCAAGTTGATTCGCAACCTGCAAGTCAATTCGGGCATTATGCACGATAACCTCTGACCCGGTCATGCGGACCTCGTCATGCAAAATGCATGACCTCGGTTCTCCCTTGCAAAATGCACGGGGAAAAAGTGTATACTGCTGCCGTCTGCTCACCTTGGGATATAGGTTCGTCTAACTCCATCATCAACGACTTAGACTTCTAGGTGGAAACCTCAAAGAGATTTTGACCAGTTCACTTTGTTATTCTAATTACATTAGGAAAGAATTTATATAATAGGGATTGACAAAACCGGGCTGGCCAAAATCTCTTTGAGGTTTCCACCTAGCCTTTTGGGCTTTACTTTTTGGCAAAAGGGCACACTGGTAAAGATGACATGAGACGTGGTGAAATGTCCCGGTATTGCGGTTGGAAGTCCGAAATCCACAGGATACGCCTGCTGTGGGCCGATATCCGTCGATACTCTGCTGACTGGGGTCCTGACCATCCGCTGGTGCAGCAACGCCGGGAGCAGGCCGAACGCATGGCCTATCGGCTGCGCCTGATGATAAGCGAGGTTCGACGGATGAAGCCGGAGAACAAGGCCAAGTGGTATGCGGAGATAGACGAGGCCTCGCTGGAGCCGGCGGCAGTGGCACCCGCGGAGCGCAAGCCATCCACACCCCGAACCCGGACCGAATACATTGCGCATGAGAACCGCTTGCCGCTGTGGCACGGCCCCGATGGGCAGGGCCAGCCGCGCCGCGTGGTTGGCCTTCGATGGTGCGGCAAGCTGAACCGCTGGGCAATTCGTTTCCGCACCCGCCTGGGTGAATATGTCAACACCAACACGCACAACTTAACGCCGGCCGAGCTGGCGGATGAAGTGGACCGCATCAAAGCGCACCTTGTTTTCCGCGGGCACCTGGACGGCCGTCTGCGAGTGGGCGCATGGAACGATAAGACGATGGTCGCGTTCAACCTCAAACTGCTCGAAGCCCAACAAGGGGATGCGTTGGACTCTGATGATGTTCTCGGAATCGCGCCGCCTTTTTACGCGCACCTTGTTTGCTGGCTCAAGGACCAATCAGAGTATGCCAAGCATTGCATGGAGGCGCAGCGCAATGGGCGAATTCCGGACACCTTCAAGCGTTTCGAAAAGCAAGCTTGGTATGATGCGAGGCACAAACGCATGACGTCCTTGTCCGGCAAAGAGGCCGAGAAGTTTGCAACCGCGCTGTCAAACGCGCCGGATGCAAGTTAGTGCTTAACATTTTCGAAAAACGGTCCACTGGTTAGAATAGAAGATGAAACAAAAAAGATATTACGAGCCGGTTGGTTTAATCCAATTCAAGGTTTGGTGGAAGGGCGAGACGCGGCCTCAATCTTTTTCGAAGAATCCGCAACACTTTATGGAGGGCCTGCAACGCGTGGCTGGATGGAAAGTAGTGCCGGACGTTCACAAGCGTGGCGTGTGGTGGCTGTGGTCGCGTGAAGACTGCGGCACGATGTATCACCGCGGCACTCTTTATTCCCTTAACGCTGACGACCTGTGACAATCGAATACACCTTCGGCTTCACTCCCGGAATCAAAATGTTCCGCGTCACTCCTGGCGCATTCTTGGCCAAGCGTGGCGTGTGCACCGGGCCTTGGTGTTACTCGCGCCTCACAGCCCTTGTGTTTTGGCTTGCCACTACACTGGACGACCGCGACCACGCGCGCAAATTTCCGCAGGGTTTTCCGAAGCTATGACCATCCTTTTCTTTTTCCTCTTCGGCTGCATCGCCGGCTGTCTGCTCTGCAGACAAGGCCCGCAAGGAACGCCCGGCCCACCTGGACCGCAGGGGCCGCAAGGTGAATCTGGTGTTACTGCAGTGCTGAACCTCGTGCACCGTCAACGCGTTTTGGAATCAAACTTCAAGTTTCTTGAGTTCCGCATGACCGGGCGAAAACCTTTATGAGTGATGACCTCAAAGGACCTCCTCCACCTGGAGGCATCCAGCCTATATTCAATGACTCTGTCGAACAACTCGAACGCGAAAGGCGAAACCTACGAGCACTCGCAGAAAAAGTAACGCCGCCATCAGCCAGGGAGCTAATCAAGTCCTCGGCGGCAGCCTTCAATCAACGGGAACCAATCCCGGGCAGCAAGAGAGCGCCGGCACCGTTGCGAGCACGCCAGACGATGCAACAACAAATGCCGCTGCGCCCCGCCGCTCCGGTCCGCGACCTTACGCCTACCAAAAGCGTGGCGACGAGCCCGGCGCCCAGTGGGAACCAATCTTTGCAGAACCAGATAGCGGCTCTGCAACGCCAGTTAAACGAACTAACCCAACAGACAAAACCAGTGAGTAACTTAATTCAACCAGTCAACGCGCAGGGCCAGCCCATCGCAGACCCGCGGCCCGCACCCGCGCCGCCGAAACTTGTTTTCAATCCCGCGCCTGACGGCACGTTCGTCAAGGTGGCGGACCGGCCCGCGCCCAAGGACCTGCCGGCCGGCAGTGTGTGGACACAGAAGTATCTGGCCACGCACGACAATACGCCCTTCGCCATCGCGCGCGATAAGTTTTGCGCGGACCTCATTGCGCAGGCCATCAACGTCTACTTCAACGCAATGCTGCAGCAACAGGCCGAGGCCGCGGCGGCGAAAGCCGCGAGAGACGCTGCGCAATCGGACGCCAACGCTTTTGACGCGCTCCCCACGGGCACAGACGAAGTGGACGCCATCACCGGCGAACCAATCAACCCAACCGACGAACTGCCCAGCGTATGAGTTTTTGCATTGACGGCTACGGCGCGGTGGGGCCTGAGTGGTTCCGGTTCGAAGTCCTCACGGACATTTCCAAGGAGCGCAACCGCCAGGAATCACTCAAGGCCGCGGGGAAGTTTCCTGCGACGTGTGCGGACCACGGTCTCAGCGAGTCAATCAAGTTGTGCGTGTTGACCGAGGAAGTCGGCGAGGTCGCGCGCGTGCTGTGTGAGCGTGTGCTGTGTGAGCGTGTGTGCAAACCGGAAAGTCCGGAGGCCAGTGACGCGAAACTGCTCGAAGAGTTGGTGCAGGTGGCCGCGGTGGCCACGGCGTGGGCGGAATGCCTGAAGCTGAAAGCCGCCGAACGCCGGCAGCGTGAGCAGTGGCTTATCAACAAACCCGAGCCCGTGTTATGTCCAACCAAGTAACCCAGCGCAGCGGCATCGCGCCGACGTTCCTTCTGTTCCTGGTTTTCCTCGCGTTGAAGCTAACGCACGTCATCACCTGGAGCTGGTGGTGGGTCACGTGTCCTCTCTGGGCCGGCACTGCAATCGTCGCGCTGTTTTTCCTGGTGCCCTGCGTGTTGGCCGTGGTCATCACGGCGGGGACTTTTGTCGGCGCGTTCGTTTACCACTTCATCAAGGGAATCTTTAAGCGATGAACTCTCACATCAGGTCCGGACAACGCGGTGGCAACCGCAACTTCGGCTTAGTGGGTGCCGGCAAAGGTAGTGCTGACCGCACGACCGACGCAGTCGCCTATAACACGCACCTCGGCGAGGTGAACTTTCCACGCGTGCCGGCGAACGAGGACCCCGAATTCCGGCGCGTGAAATCCGGACGCTACATCAAGTCCTACGGCACCGCACAGAAAAAATATGAGCAGACCAACGAAACTTGGCCCGTTTGATATCGACGAGTGGTGCTGGCTGGCTTTCTGGGCCGCCCTAATCGTTCTCTGGGTTCACTGGCTTTGGTAGAGGCATCATGGGGTGGCTAATCACAATTTTTTTCGTTGCGTTGCTGTGCTCAATTCTTTTTCAAGATGGAACTCGCCGGTGAATTAAACGCAAAGACTCTTCCCATCCCGACGGAACAGCGCGTTGACGTTTACGTAGTGACGCCTCACGCGGAGCTACGCGCGTGCTGGTTGCTCGCCGGCGGGACTTCAACCTTTCATTCGTTCCCATTGCCTGCGACCGAGGCCGCGCAGTTTTGTGGCGTTGCTCTGTTCACGCTCGACAACCCACACCGGGTCCCTGGCTACGTGTATCAAGCTTTGCAGCCTTTCTTTGAAAGAGCCGGACGCGAGGCCAACGTGTTCGAGTTTTGCCCGGTGCAGCGGCACTTCACCCGCCGAGATGAGGCGTATATCCTGGCCCGCGTTCCGTAGTTCCCCTATCTTTCGTACCGTAGCGGTTCTGCTTGCCACTTTGTGAGGCTGTGGTATGTTGGGGCGTCGGTTGAGAACGCCGCAGGACGCTCGAAACGAAACCCCCTGCGCGTTTAACCTGCGGCCCTCTCAACTGACAAGTCGATAAACTTAACTAACATAATCCAATGGCTACACTGAAAAAACATGGGGCTGAACTCGCCCGATTCGAATACGTAACACACACGCTGGCCGTCATGGAAGACGGCCATGTTTTGCGCAATGACGGCCACGGCTGGAAGTGCTACCGCAAGGCCAAGCCGGGCATCACGGGCGCCGAGCTGGCGCGCCTGCGAACCGAAAGCTTCAACACCCGGCGCGCCGCGTGCCCGAGCCACGACGCGTTCGTGCGTGGCCTGTGCGCGGCTGTGGACCGCCGGCATCGTTGGATGCTGGCCGAAGCAATCAACTTGATGCCCTCGGACCCCGACGGCGTTTTCTGCACCCTGGAGGACCACAATGTGAACGTGGACCTGGATGACATTGTGAACCTGTGCCGGCTGTGCGAGGCCGGGAAGCTTGAGCTGCAGGCGTATATCGACGCGAAAAAAGCTGCGAAATAAATTTGACAAACGGCCACGGAAGGCCGATATTCCCGTATGAAAATTAAGATTCCCGCCCTCGTCGAAGGCAGCAAGGTCGCCATCCCGAATTGTGCGGACTTCGCGGTGGTCGCCAAACGCGCCGGCAAGAACCTCTACTGGGTAACTTTTGCCGCAGGGTTCACTGTGCAGATTCCGCGCTGCCAAATTTGCCGCGTCACTCAGAACTGTGGCCGCGACTTTATTAACCCCGCGGGCCAATAAAAATTTGACAACCGGCCACGGAGGGCCGATAGTATCCTGGCGGTAAACTTAAACTTAAAGATTCAACAAACCATGAGCAGAAAACACTTCGAAGCATTGGCCGCCGCAATCGCCGAAAATTACAAACTCGCTGTGGACGGGCAGAATTCTGATGCCCGTGACGCTGTCGCCCGGCTGGCCGGGTCCATCGCACGCGCCTGTGCCAACGACAATCCGCGGTTTGATGACCGGCGGTTCCTCAACGCCTGCGGTATCTCCGAGACTCGCGTCGGCGCCTCCCGCTAAACATTCTTAATGCAGGGGGAATGGACGCCCCCGACTCTTTTCTATGCACTCTGTAACTATCAAGTTTCCCACCGCTGAGCTGGCTCAGTGGTTTTCGAAAATGGCAACCATTAGCGTGGCCATGCAGCAACGTCTCACCGGCTGTTCCGCCGGCATCCTGCAGGACAGCCTATGCAAGGCGGTCAGCGTAGGCGCGCCAGCCCCGGAAAACCCCCTACCTCCTAACCAGTAATTCTCACCCTTGACTGTCGCCCACGGACGGGCTAAATTCACCCATGAATAAAACGATTCAAGTCGGTCAACGAAACAAAATCGAACTGCTCGCCCCCGTAGGGTTCCGCGAGTCGATTATCGTCCGCGTCAATGGCAAAAGCGTCGCGGACTGGTGCACCTGGAGCCGCATCGAGCTGACCCTGTCGCGCTATGGCGTCGCCAAAATCCAGTGGTATAAAAAGCTGGCCGTTTGGCTTGGCTTCGACGTCGGCTGGACCGTCTCAACCTGGAACTAAAACGTGAGTTGACAACACGCCACACTTGTGGCACAGTATACCATGAACTATTCGATTGTTTGGAAGATTCGAGAAGGCGGGGCGGTGACCTTTCGCCGGGACCTGGACAATATGGCAAGCCTCGCGGAGGCCTTGGCCAAGTTTCGCCGTGAGGAGCCAACGGCGTATATCGTTCGCGCGTATGTGCATGAACAGATTCACCCGGAACTGTTGGCTGGCGTCCTTAACCACGTAGAGAAGACCGCGGCAGCCGACGGCTGGCGGTCGTTGGGGGACTAAATGACCCCGCACGAATATCACCGGGACGTCTTCTTGCCGCCGGCGCTGGTCGCCGCGGTGGCCATCCACGACTTTGCAATGCTGCACTATGGCAAGCACGCCCGAGCCGCGGCCCTCGAAGACCGCGTGCCGCCGCGGGAGCTGCCGCGGTCCTTGCTGCTGGCCGATTGGACGCTGGTCAAGGTGGAAACCATTTCCGGCCGTCCCAGCGGCATCCTTATCCGCCGGCCTATGCAGGTAGACCCCCGGCTGCATCTGGTGTTAGCAATTGGCGTGCCAGACATGCTCGTGCGGACGGTTTGGGTGAACAGGGCGGACGATAATCACCGGAGTTTAGACCGGAAAAAATATGTGCAAGGACCTTGACACTACGCCACGCCGGTGCGACAATATCACCACGATGAATCTATTTGATAAAAACCCATTGACCGGCCGGCGCGATTTTCTGGACTCGTTTTTGTTTCCCGTCCTTATCGGGCTAGCTTTCCTGGCGTTCCTGTTCCTTCTTTTGAAAGCGGGGTCCCTGTGACAATCTCCGGCTGGATAACGCCCGCTGGCAAGTTTAAACCCCTGGACGGCGAATGCCATGAGGGCTGGCTGGAAGCCAACACGGACGTTCATGACAACACGGGCGCCGACGTCCGCCAGCTGGCACTGAACCGCGGCTTCGCGCGCTGTCGCCAATATGGTGGCAAGCTTACGGTCGAGGTGCATGCTCTGTCCTTCCGCGGCGCGGTTAAGCGCGCCATTAGCCGGCTGCTTGAAGACCACGCCGAGGACTTCGACTTCGTGACGGTCCAGCTTTTGAATGACAAGGGGTTCCTGGTCCGGTCTGCCGCGGTCCAGGTTTTCGACGCGGATTGCCCGGCGGCTGCCGCCCTTTCTGTTTTGGAAAAACTTAGTTGATTTGCCATTTGACAAAGGCAACGACCGGCCTTATATTCAGCCATGAATAAAACATCATATCAGTTCAGCAAGAAAGACATCGGCGCGGCAGTGGTGTTCGCCGGATTTGACGGCGGCAGCTACAGCGCCACCATCGTGGATGTCCGCGACACGGGCATCCCCCTGCGTGACTACACGGTCCGCATCAGCTACTTTCCCGCCGGAAAGACTCCGGTCTATGCCACGCTGAGCCGCGCCGACTGGGGCCGTCTCACCCTTTTCCCCGAGGGCAGCAATTTCCTGGTTCTCGAAACTGTTTAATTCCATGGACCTAAAACTTATCGGCGGGCTAATAATCTTGGGCATTGAGGGGTTTATAACGATTGCTCCATTTATCGCGCTTTTGGCATTGCTTGGATGGTTCGCGACCAAAGAAGAGGAAAAAATGGCGGACCGGATTGCCGACCGAATCAAGGCGCGTCTATGACCGAAAAAAATATCGATATTGAAAAGCTTCTGCCCTGGGGCGCGCCCAGGAAGGTGCGCCTGCAGGACGGGACGGACAGGATTTTGCGCACGTCCTTCACCGTCCCGGCTTCGTTCTGGGATGCGTGGAAGCAAAACAAGGAAACCTTGCGCGCGGCTGGGATAGCGCCCAAACGCCAGAGCGATGGTTCTTGGGTTTGCAATTGGTGGGCGCACCCTGACCCGATGCAGGCGAAGGCGGACCAGGAAAAGCGCGCCGTGGCGGTCGAGGCGTCGCGCGCTATCACCGCGAATTTAGAGGTGCCGTGCCCTCCGGGGCTGGCGTATCTGCCCTTTCAGAAGGCGGGTATTGCGTTTATTTTGAATTGTTGGGGCCGCGCATGAAAGAGATACCCCTTTCACAAGGAAAGGTTGCACTAGTATCCGAGGAGGATTTTGCTGTCCTCACACAGAACAAGTGGTATGCCCACAAAGACCCAAGAAAGCATACTTTTTATGCGGTTCGAAATATAAAAAAGGATGGTCGAACCACCACGATAAAAATGCATCAACAGATTATGGGTTGTGCGGGTGTGGACCACAAGGATGGGAATGGGTTGAACAACTGTCGGAATAATTTGAGACAGGCTACGAACAGTCAAAACTTGGCTAACATGCGAAAGCGGCCCGGGCTTACTTCTCGCTTTAAGGGGGTTAGCTGGTCGAAAGAACGAAAAAAATGGGTGGCGCAAGTTCAACAGAGCGGCAGGACAACCAGTCTGGGCCGCTTCGATTCGGAAGAAGCTGCGGCACGGGCTTACGACAAGTTTATGTATGAAAAATTTGACAAGTTTGCTCGGCTAAACTATCCTAAGACATGAATGAAATAAAAGGTTGTCTCCTAGCCGATGAGATGGGCACAGGCAAGAGTATTCAGACGATTGGTGCGATTAACGCCTGCCCGGATATCAAACAAGTTTTGATTATCTGTCCTAACACCTTGAAATTGAACTGGTTGCGAGAATTGAAAAAGTGGCTGGTGCGTCCACTCTCCGTCGAAGTGCAACACAGTGACCGGCCTTTTTCTCGCGCGGACGTAGTTATCGTGAATTTCGATTGTCTCTTCAAGTTTCTGGCGGATATCAAGAACCGTTCGTGGGACCTCCGTGCCATAGATGAGGCACACTACGTAAAAAATCCGAAGGCGCGCCGCACCAAGTGTGCGCTGTCAATTCCGGCGCGTTACAAACTTGCGCTGACGGGGACGCCGATTTGTAATCGTCCTATCGAAATCTGGCCCGTGTTGAATGACTTGGACCCGAGGAATTGGCCAAAGACAAATTTTTTCCAGTTTGCCCGTCGTTACTGTGCCGGAAAACAATCTTCTTTTGGGTGGGATTTTTCCGGCCATAGTAATGAAGCCGAACTGCAGCATAAACTCCGTTCGACAATCATGGTGCGCCGCCTGAAAAAGGACGTGCTGACTGAACTGCCGGCTAAACAACGGCAGGTCATCGAGCTAGACGCGGCCGGCTGCAAAGAATTGCTTGAACTGGAGGAATCCATGGTGGCCGAACGCGAGGCCGCACTGGTTGAATTGCGCGCTCGCGTTGAACTAGCGCGTGCTGGTGAGTCTCGCGAAGAATACGCCGAGGCCGTCCACGCGCTGCGCCGCGGGCAAGGTGCGGCATTTGAAGACGCCGCGGAAATACGGCACAAGGTCGCACTGGCCAAGCTCCCGCAGTGTCTCGCGTTTATCGAAGACGCGCTTGAATCTGGCAAGGCTGTGGTTTTCGCTCACCACCTGGATGTAATTGCTCAAATTGTTGCGAAGTTTCCGCAGGCCGCGGTCATTACTGGCAACACGCCGCCGAACAAACGCATGGAGCAAGTAGACCGCTTTCAGAACGACCCAGAGTGCAATATTTTCGTGGGGAATCTGGCCGCGTCCGAAGGGATTACTTTAACTGCTAGTTCACACGTAGTATTCGTCGAATTGCATTGGACTCCGGGTTTAATGGCGCAACAAGAGGACCGTTGCCATCGCATCGGTCAGAAAGACAGCGTGCTCTGCTCTTACCTCGTGCTTGAGGGTTCGCTTGACGCGCACATGTCGCGCACCATCGTGGAGAAGCTTGCGGTCATCGATGCGTGTCTGGACAAGGTAACCGACTGGGCCGAGGCCGAGGTGGAAGAGGTCGAGCCGGTGACCAACGTCCGCCTGACCTTCGAGAAGGTGGCCGCGGAGGCGCGGTTGGTGACGGACCGCTGCGCGGAACTTGTGCACCTGGGAATGAAAACTCTCGCGGGTGTTTGCGACGGCGCGCGGAAATTGGATGACGTGGGCTTCGCCGCCGTGGACGTCCGCATTGGCCACGCGTTGGCGCACCGGGCGACTATCACGCAGAAGCAGGCCGCTCTGGGTGCGCGTATCCTTTTCAAGTATCACCGCCAGCTGGGTGCGGCCTTCATCGCAGACTTGAAGGCCGAGCTGGCCAAGGGGGCCGCATGAGACCTAAAAACTATTTCAACGGGTATCTGATGGTGGACTCGTCGCGCGGGAGGTCCGTCACCGTCGTGGCCCGCACCGCGAAGCGGGCGCTGGAAATAATCGAGGAAAGCAAAATAGGCGGCAGGATGTCTGCCGGCCACCTGCGGGACTACTTTTCTCGCATGGACACACCGCCAAAAGAATTCCCGGAAGGCGCCGACGAAGGCATCTATGCACGGTGCCCGTGGGGATACGAAAAGCTATGAAAAAAACTGAACTGGAAAAACAAATCGACGAGCGGCTGAAGGAGATAGGGTTCCCCGAACCGGAGAACGCCTGCATCACGCCGCCGCAACGGGAAAAAATTGTGGAGGCGCTGGGCCTTTTCTATCACGGGCACACGCTCGTGGTGGACTACCGGCAGCCTGGGCATCAGAAAATTTACGCGTGCACTTTCAAAGTCGAATGAAAAAATTTCTTCAATGGTGTGCGGCGGTTGGGTGCGCCCTCGGTTTTGTTATGTTGGTCTCGGCGCTCGGCTGGGCCGGTGCCCGCTGGCCGATTGTTTTCCCGCTGCTTGGTGCGGCGGGGGTGTTCGTTGGAGTTGTGATGGCTATCAAGTCCGAATTCTTTCCTTAACAAATCGGAAAAGCGGCCCACTGGTATAGGTAGAATGAATGTCATGCTTGGCTCGTTTATGGTCGATGGTGGCTTAGTCACTGTCGAAGTCCCCTGCGGCAAACCCGGTGCGTCGGCGCGCGAGACATACGCGGCCCTCGAAGCGGAGGTGTATCGACTCTTCCCGGGCGCCCAGAGCGTTCGGCGTGTCGGTTCGAAAATCGAGAAGCGGGACGCCGCGTCTATCCGTTTGACGGAAGGCCAGACCGTCCGCCAGTTGTTCCCGCACGACGGGGACGAGAAGTCTCTGGCGCTGCACGTGGGGCAGGTGTTCTTTCACGGCGCGTCATGCGACATCGTTCTGCGGTTCAGCCGCGGGCAGGACCGCTGCCATATCACGCTGCGCGACCGGCTGCGTGGGACGCCCGTCAACATCACCGGGGGTTTTGTCCTGGGCGGTTCCCTGGCGTCGAACCTCGCAGAGTCCATCACGGCTCTGCTGGGTGCCACGGCGCGCAACCTAACGCTGCGCATCAAATGAGCGCGTGCATGGCCTACAACGCTCATTGGGCAATCTGGAGAATTGTTGGCAGAGCCGGAGGGTTCTGGATTTATACCTACGCCTGATGAAGTTTTGCGAGAATCCGCTCTGTGTGTTTCACCTGGAAGGCGGCGAGAATAACCGGCTGCGCCGAATAATCGGCGCCCGGGAAGTCGAGGTCCGGCAGTTTACGATAGTTGATTCAGCCACGGGCAGGCGCCTTCGCTTTTGCGAAGTGTGCGCTAACGCCGTGGCCATGGCGAACGAACAACCAAAACATGAGACCGACAAACGAGAAGAAGGACACAACCATAACGGTTGAAGGAATCGGCCGGTGCCGGCCGGAATTCGGCCGATGCTGGATAGTCACCGAACTAGAAACCAAGCTGGACCTGTCCGGCCACGGTGCCACGCAGGAAGCCGCCATAGCCGCCCTGCGGCGCAATTACGCGTTGGGCGGGTTCGGAGGGCCATCAACCAAGAAAGGCGCCCAGAATGCACGCTGAGACCACCTGCCCTGTTATCGCCCGCGCGCTTTATCTCAAACGGCAAGCCAAGGCCGAACGCGCCGCGCGCGTCCGCCGCCCGTGCCGTCTATTTCCGACACACTTTAGCGAGGAGAGTTTTCTGGCCCGGCTGGAAAAGCGCGGCATTGTTTACCTGGGCCGTTTCCAGCGCCGGCTGAAGTGTCTACTCCGAAACGCTGACCGGCTGTCCGCCGAATATGGTGGAGAAACCACCGCGGTGGGCCGCATGGTGCAACACGACGCGGCGCGCTGGCAACGCTTACTTGCTATCGTTGAAGGAGTTATAGCAAAACGGACCCTGACCCCCGCCCGGCGCGACTCCCGGCCGCGCCGTATCCAGCGGCTGGCAAAAGTAGGTTAATGAAAATTTTTTCGAACCAAAACCAAAACCAAAATGAACCAAAAATTCTATCGTGACCTCCGCGAGCTTGTGCTCGAAGCCCACCGTCGCAACCGACAATTCGCGGCGGCGGTTTGTGCAACCTGGAACGGCCGTCTCATTGCGACCTGCGGCGAAGAGGACCCCCGTATCGCCTCTTGCCCGTCGCTCGACCGTCCCCGTGTCTCTCAACCCAACTCCGACAATGACGTCACCGGACCAACTTGCTAATGAACACGACCGAACTGGACAACCTAATCGCGAAACTGAAAGCGGAACAAGCGGCCTTCACCCCGATAGCGAAGGCAGACCTCGGCGCGGGTATCACGAATCCTGGTTTGACTCCGAGTGGTTCGCCGAATGGAAGCGACTCGCTGGAGTTACCGACGCAAGTGAACCCCTCCCGTATCTACATCCTCGGCCCAATGCGGGGACATGACCAATACAACTTCCCGGCGTTTTACGCGATGGAAGAAAAACTGGCGCTCGCGGGCTTCGAACCAGTGAACCCGGCTCAGCTCGACCGCGAAGACGGTTTTCGAATCGAGTCGCTGGCCAAGGACCACGACTTCACGACCTACCCCAGTGGCATGGACGCGGAGTCGGTCGTGCGTCGCGACTTGCGCGCTATCATGTCTTGCGCTGGCTACGTTGCGCTTCCTGGTTACGAGAAGTCCAAAGGTGCGCAAGCCGAGAAGGCAGTTTTCGACTGGCGCTGCGCGACGCGTTTTGAACCAGATGCTAATGGCCTATTCGTGAAAATCCCCAACGATAAGCCGCCCACCGTTTCGTCCAACCCGAAGGACATTGCCGGCACTAAGAAACCGCCACTGCGGCTGCTGCCGACCATCGGGCTTATTTACCTCGCGAAGGTCATGGCCCTCGGTGCGAAAAAGTATGGGCCTTGGAATTGGCGAGACGCCGCGGTGCGCGCAACCGTCTACGACGAGGCCGCGCTGCGTCATCTTTTTGCGCTGCTCGATGGGCAGGACCTTGACGAGGAGTCCGGCCTGCCGCATGAGGCGCACATCATGGCCTGCATGGCAATCAAGCTTGACGCCAAGGCGTGTGGCAAGCTTATCGACGACCGAAACAAAAGCGGCAATGTTGCTCCGTTGCTCAAACAACTCACTGAGAAAAGCTGATGAAGGCGTGGTTCAAGAATCGGTTTAAGTCTCGTGCGGAGCGGGAGCGCGGATACGCGGTGCCCTCCCTCTACGGCACGCGCTGGGGCCGGCTCCGTAGTTTTTACCGGAGCTACGGCATTCCGAATCCGAAGGAATTGTTGATGCTGCTGTTCCCCAGCGAGTGGCTCTCAGAAAAGCTGTGGCCTCGCTGGGACCCAGACGACCGCAACGTGAAAGTGGCGCCCGCCCCCAAGGCCGGCTGCTACAGCGCCGAACACGGCATCACCCGCTGTGCGGACGGCCGCGTAGTGCGCGGGAAACTCCACGTGCCCGGCGCATGAAATCCTTCCAGGAATTCATCGAGGGGGAGCTGCGTTATTACGCGCGCAGCTTCGGACTGCCACTGAAGCGAGTCGAATGGTTGGGTCCCCGCCGAAAGTTTTTCGGGGACTGTAAGAACGGTCGCATTCGAATCCAGCTGCGCCGGCGGGGTTACCGCATTTATCCGTATCACCTCATTGACACGCTGGCGCATGAGCTGGCCCATCTGCGCTACCCGAACCACAAGCCGCGCTGGTTTGACCTGCACCTCGCCATTTTGGGCGAGATGCATGTCCGAGGACTTTACCACGCTCTGCGCAAATTGATGTCTTGACAAAACTGCCTCTGCCGTCACTTCTTATGAAAGAACGTGAAGACATTTTTAGCTTTGCTACTGGCGGCGGGGACACTCCTGGCCGACGACCCCCTTCCACCCGAACAGTTTTCCCCCATTATGACCTGGGAGGAGACTGTGGAACTCCTGGCGCACAAGGTCAACTGGTGCCCACCGGACCCCAACCCGTATCTGCTGGGGCCGGAGGACGGGGTTTACATGACATTGAGCCAATCGGAAATCGACGACCTCGTGAAGTTTTGGGCAGCCCGCAAAGAGACCTTCCCTTGGATAGAGGAAGTGTTCGACTGCGACGACAAGGCAACCGAATTCAAATACCTCGCGGCCTGCTGGTCCGTGCGTCATTGGCATGGCGAGCTGCCCGGCGCGCTAGTCGGCAAGGCCTACGTGAAGCTGGACGGGCCTTATTCACTTTTCAGTCGGGACGACGAGCCGTGGGTGACCGGGCTCCACGTTATCATTTTCATCGTGCGCAACGACGGCGAGGTGTTCTTCTTCGAACCGCAGACCGCGAAAATCGCACCGGTTGCGTCCTTTATTTATGAAGGTAGTATCGAAGTCATCCGACTCGAATACTGAGCCGGAATACCCGCGGCAGTATTCGCGGTGGCAGGACAAGAAGACCAAGGAGCAAGTTTACGTGTGCTTGGTTTCGCCCCTCGACCATCTGCTAATTCTCCGGCCCGTGGGCAGCAAAGATACCGTGCTCTGCGGCATCCGCGCCTTTTATCGCAACTACAAACCAGACCCCGAGCAACTCGAACTCCCCCTATGTGGCCTTGTATGAGATACCGCGCCAACGCGCGGTTGAACCCCGCCTGGGTGGCGCTGGGGCAACGTGGAGACTACTGGGAATGTGCCACTGATTACAGTGACGGCCAGGACTGGGGGATGCGATGGATTTACGTTCCGAAGAAAGGTGGTGAGAATCATGCCAGTTAAAATCAAAAAGCAAAAGGGCGGGGGCTATCAAGTCCGAACCCCGAACGGTATTAAGGCAAAAAATACAACCAAAGAGAAGGCCCAAGCTCAAGAGAGGTTGTTAAATGCCGTTGAACATAATCCGGACTTTCATCCTCGGCACGAGAAGATGAAGAAAAGAGTAATGGGCTCTTAACATTTCCGGAAAAGGCTCCACTGGTTAAAGTGTAGATGACGGCTTACCAGAAAAATCCGACTCTCGCCAAATTGCGCGCCAAGGAATGGCGCCGTTTGAATCCCGAAAAGGCTAGACAGAAGGCGCGTGAAGGGCAGAAAAAAGTTCGGGCGCGGTGTCGTCAAATTATGGACGATGCGAAACAAGTTCCGTGTATGGACTGCGGCAAGTCCTTTGACCCGGTATGCATGGACTTTGACCACCGTCCAGGAACTCAAAAATCTTGTGACCAAATGTTGCACGTTCCGCTTTCCAAACTGAAGGAAGAGATGGCGAAGTGTGATGTGGTATGTGCTTGTTGTCATCGGTTACGAACTAAAAATCGAAAAGCATGAGCGACGCAGCGACAAGAAAACATCACCCCTATTCTCCGAGCACTCTACAAGCCCGCGAGGCCTGTCCGTGCTGGACTCCTACAGGGGGAACGAACGCTGCCGCTGAGGCCGGCACCCTTCAACACGACGCAGCGGAGGCGGGCCTGGACGACCCGCGGCTGTCAGATGCACAGGCAGCCGCGGTCGCCCAGTGCCGGCTTTTCTGCGACGACCTCGCGAAAAAGTTCCCGGGCTGCACAGTCCTCCGTGAGCAATACCTGCCCGTTGATGATGCGGTCGTGGACGGTTGGGCCGGCACGACCGCTGGCTTCTTGGACTTCGCGCTTGTGACCGCGGACGGTCTGCACGGCGAAATCGTGGATTATAAGTTCGGCCAGCATGGTGTAGAGGCCACCGACAACAACCTGCAGGGTATTGCCTACGCTCTCGGCTTGCTCAAACGTTTTCCGAATCTGCAGGACTGCACGGTCACTTTCATTTTACCCCACCGAGACGAAACCGACCAGCACACGTTCGACTTAACCAACGCTGCGGCATTGCTGCTTCGCGTCAAAACTGTCGTTCACCGTGCTATCCGTGCTAACCGCGTGGGGGACTTTTCGACAGCGTCCCCCAGCGTGTCCGCATGCTCATTCTGCGGATGCCTGGGGCGCTGCCCGAAAGTCGCCGAGCTGGCCTTGCGTGTGGGCCGCAAGTATCGTCCCATCGACATCCCGGCTTCGCTGACTCCGTCGCTGATGCAGGACCCGAAGATGGTTGGGCTCGGGCTGCAGGTCGCGCAAGTGCTCAAGGCCTGGGCCGAGGCGTATCGCGCGCAGGCCACGAACAAATCAATCATGGACGACAACTTCATCCCGGACGGGTATAAGCTGGTCCCTGCCGTCCGTCGGTCCATTCGCAACTCTCGGCAAATGGCCGAAATCGCGAAGACCTTTTTGCCCGAAGACCAGCACAAGCTTGTTGAGGCGTTGTTTGATATTCCAATCACGCCGCTGGAGAAACTAATCTCTGCAGCCGCACCGCGCGGTTCAAAAGAGGATGCTGTGGAAGAATTCGGGAAACAACTTCTCGACTCCGGCGCCGTAGAAGAGGGCGAGGCTTATGCCTATCTTCGCATGAATACGGGGAAAAAAGAATGAGTGTAGAAGTGTTTCTTCCTCTTTCCCGCGGGTTGGTCGCGGTCATCGACTTTGATGACTTCGAACGGGTTGGCCGTGTCAAATGGTATGCTCAAACAACCAACTGCGGCGCGGTTTATGCCGCGCGCAACCGCCCATCCGGCAGCAAACCGCGCTTGATGTTGTTGCATCGGGAGGTTATGCATTGTCCGCAAAATCGACAGGTAGACCATGTAAACGGAGATACGCTTGACAACCGAAAAAGCAATCTCCGAAAGGCAACGGACAGCCAAAACAAAACCGGTTTTCGACGTTCGAAAACGGGCACTTCTTCGAAATTTCGGGGCGTCTGTTGGTATAAACGAGATGCCTTGTGGCAGGCCCGTCTCTCCAAGGAGAGAACGATTATTTTTCTTGGGCGTTTCTTGAACGAGGAAGACGCGGCCCGCGCTTATGACGCGGCAGCCATCAAACATTTTGGGGAATTCGCTTGTTTGAATTTTCCAATCGACAACAAAAACCAAAACTCAAACTGACAAAAATATGTCTGACTGTGTTAGCTTTGTAAGAGACGGAGTCGAAGACTCCACAACTCCGGTATCCCCGGAAACATCCGCACCGTCGGCGGAACCGACGACTGGCAACGAAGTGGCGCGCCCGGCGCAGTCCAGCTACTTCGACGAGGACGCCATCCGCTATGAGGACATCGCGTTTCCTCGGCTGAACATCGTCCAGTTCGTCGGCAAGCTCATGGCCGAGGGCGACTTCATCCCCGGCAGTGTGGTGCTCGGCGGTGAACACGAAATCCTGCCGGCGCCCGTCAAGGACGTCGAGCAGCCCGCACCGCTCTCTTTCACCGTTCTCGGTTTTCGCCCGCTGCAGTATGCGGAGAAGCTGGCCGGCGGAAAGCAGGGCCGTCTTTTCAACAGCGATGTCGAAGTTGTGAAAAACAATGGCACGCTGAACTGGAAAGAATGGGACGCCTCGAAAGCGAGCGGTAAACCGCTCGCCTACTTCCAGACCCTGGCCACCGCGCTGGTGCTGGTGGAAAAACCCGCGGACTTCGCCGACCCGGACCAATACGTTTTCCCGTATCAGTTCCAGCCGGACGACGCCACGCCTCCCCGCTACTTCGCGCTCGCACTCTGGGGCATGAAGGGCAGCGCCTACACCAAAGGCGCGAAAGTCATCCGCACGCAGCGCGCGTGTGGTTCCCTGCGCAAGACCTACCTCGCGCACGCCTGGACGCTCACCACGAAGAAGGAGAGCAAGGACGACAACTATTACTTCGTGCCCAAGCTTCGGCCCTCGGCGCGTAATAGCGACCTGTTCCAGACGTTCCTGAAATCAATCATCGGCGCGTAAACGCGCTGTCGCCACGGGCGGGCCGGGGGTTCGTTCTTCCCCTCGGTCCGCTTTTTCTTTTGTTTGACAGAAGGACAACCGTGTGCGAGATTGATTTGTGACGGACGGTGTTCGAAGTAAGGCCCCGACCTCGTGCTAACATGCCGGGTCGCACCCGGTAAGGCAGAGCAAATCGGGCTTGCTGCCCGCCGTCCGTCACTGATTCGAATGAAGACGAAACCAATCAAGATTCGCCGGACCTGGGGAACTCTCAAGCCGGTAACCAAAGTCAAACCCTCGGCCAAGGCATACAGCCGGGCCGAAAACAAAAAGAACACACATGGCGAATAAAAACTCCAAGCGGCGAGTCCAGGCCGCGCGCGACGCCTTCGGGCGCGTGAAAATCGGCCGGACTGTCCCCGGCGACGTGGAGACAGCGTCTCGCGTCGGGCACCAGCCCCGCAAGTCCAAACACGCGAAAGTCGGTGCCTCTGGGCCGGCAATCGCGAAAAAACTCGGACACCACATCAACCCCGAACACCAAGCCCCCCGATGAACCTTTTCGAATACCACTTTATACTGCCACACTACACCACCGGTCCGGGGCCGAATCTGCGGACCGCCGTGCCCGAGGTGGAAACCGTGGTCGCCGCGACCATTGAAGAATCCCTGCTGGTTTTCAAGCGAAACAAGCCGGGCTCCACCATCACCTGCATCACGAACCGCGGACCCGCACTCACATGAGACTTCTCGCTGCAATTTTCTTCGGGGCCGCGCTTTTCATCTGGGCCTGCGGCGAAGGTCCTGCTGCGCTGCTGATGTTTTGCGCCGCGGGGGTCATTTATCTGAGCTGCAACCATGAGTGACCTAATCGTCGAGAGCCACTGCCGGGAATACCTGTTGCTGTGCTCCAAAACCAATCGCGCTGACAAGTTCAAACGGGTGTCCAAGGACACCATTGAAGAGGTCAACGCGCTGGTGGACACCGTCATCCGGCAA